CGCGCGTCACCTGTGCCAATGGTGAGCGGTTCGACAAGACAACCTGGTTCAACGAGGTAGACCCATGATCGACGTGACCAAACTACCTGCGGTGCGCGCCCAGCTGGAGCGCGATCTAGCGGCTCGGAGCGATCCCGCATCGAACCTGTCGCAGGCCTCGGCGCCTACTGAATACGCCCGCGCGCCACAAGCATCTGGCGCACCAGTCGGATCAGGCCGGCCGCCAGCAATACAGGAAACGACCCGATGACGAAACGACAGATCATTCCGCCCGTCGAGATGGCGGTGTCGATCGAGGCGGCGCGGCGCGCGGCGCGCGCCAGCGGCCCGGCACTCGACGCCGAGCTCGAGGATAAGGTCAGGGGCATCACCGAAGAGGTGGAGCACAAGATCGGCCGGGCGCTGATCACCCAGACCTGGGAGGTGGCCCTCGATTATTTCCCGGTGAGGGGCGAGATCAAGCTACCGATGCCGCGGCTGCAGAGCATCAAGCACGTCACGTTCTACGACACCGCTGGCGAGCTGCAGACGCTTCATCCCGACGACTACCTGGTCGACACCAAGAGTGAGCCCGCTTGGGTGCTGCCAGCGCCAGGCGTGGCCTGGCCGGCGACGCAGCCGCAGCGGGTGAACGCGGTCGAGATCCAATATGTGTGCGGCTACGGCGACACCGAGGCGGACGTGCCGCCGGCGATCAAGGAATACATCGTGGGCATGATCGAAAACCACTACTACCCGAACCCGAACGCGAAATACCTTGAGCGCCGGCTCGATCGCTTCAAGGTGTACGGATGACGGCGCCGTTCCGCCTCGACGAGCAGGTCACGATCGAGCAGCGCGTCGTCGGCCGCGACCCCGATTACGGCACGCCGATCGAAAGCTGGGAGGTGGTGGCCGCGGGGGTGTGGTGCAACGCGCAGGACCAGTTGCCAAGCCGCGGTGAATCCGTGAGCAATGGCCTGGCCACCTCGGTGACACGCACGCGCTTGCGGATCCAGAACGACGACCGGATCACCACGGCCATGCGGGTCATCCTGCACGGCTAGGGCGACCGGATGATGCAGATCATCGCCGGGCCAGCGCGGCTGGACGACCGGCGGCACACCGAATTCATGCTGGAGGGCTATTCACATGGCTGACCAATCGATCTTCGGCGGCCGCGAGCTCGATGCGTTCCTACAGCAGCTGCCGGTCAAGACGGAGAGAAACATCCTGCGCGCTGCACTCCGGGCAGGGGCGAACGAGTTCGGCAAGGACATGAAGGCAAACGTGCCGGTCGACGAGGGTGACTTGAAGGCGAGCATCCGCACAACGACCAGGACGAAGAAGGGAACGGTCTATGCGGCCGTCAAGGTTGGCGGTCGCCGGGCGCCGCATGCCCACCTAGTGGAATTCGGCACGGCGGCGCACAAGATCCGGGCGAAGAAGGACAGCGCGCTGGTGGTAAACGGCAACGCTGTAAGCGAGGTTGATCATCCGGGCGCCAGGGCGCAGCCATTTGCTCGCCCAGCGTTCGACACTGGTGCCGCGCCTGCCCTCACCGCCGTCGGCGCCAAAATTCGCGAGCGCCTGACGAAGGAAAATATCAACGTGCCGGCGCCGGAGGATCGATGAGCGTAAAAGCGATCCGCGCGCTGCTGCTAGCTGACGGTGCCGTGCTGGCGCGTGTGGCGGGAGACCCCGACCGCATTGCTGCCGGCGACGTGCCGGCCGATGCCGTCCTGCCAGCGCTTGGCATCACGGAAGTGAGCGCGGTCACGATCGGCGCACTCGACGCGCAGGCCGAGTATTCGATCGTCACCAGCCGTGTGCAGGTGACCGTGGTCGGCAAGCCGTACCCGGCAGTGAAGGAGATACTGGACCTGGCGCGCCGGGCCTGCAACTTCCAGCGCGGGCAGATTGCCGGCGTCGACGTCATCAGCGTCGTGCGCGACACGGTCGGCCCCGATCTGGGCGACGCGGCCGGCAACACCATTAAAAGCATCGACTTCAAGGTCACGTACCACGAGCCGAACTAGCAGCAGCAATCCCACCCTGGGCCCGCACGGCATCCGCTTGCGGGCTTTTTTTATTTCAAAGGAATCGAAATGGGCCAAGCCTCGGGCGTTTTCAAGCAGGTCACCTATAAAGTGGAGACCACCTACGGCGTCGCGCCGGTCGCTGCGGCGGCCCAGGCGCTGCGCCGCGTCACCTCGTCGCTGGATTTGACGAAGGACACCTACCAGTCGGCCGAGATGCGGCCCGACTTCCAGATGGCCGACTTCCGCCATGGCCTGCGCAAAACTGGCGGCACCATCAATGGCGAGCTGTCGGCGAAGACCTACGCCGACTTCATGGCCGCGGTGCTGAAAAAGGACTTTGTCGCCGGCGTGGTGGTGGCGAATGCATCGATCACGATCGGCGGCGCCGCGGGCGCGTGGACGATCACGCGCGCAGCAGGATCCTGGCTGACCGACGGCGTCAAGGTCGGCGACGTGGTGCGCCTCACGGCCGGCGCCTTCGACGCCGCGAACATGAACAAGAACATCCAGGTGACCGCAGTCACGGCGCTCGGATTGACCGGCATCGTGCTGAATGCGTCGCCCCTTGTCACCCAAGGCCCGATCGCCAGCGCGACCCTGACCGTGGTCGGCAAGAAGGCGTTCACGCCGCAGACCGGCCACACCGACAAGTCGTTCACGCTCGAGCACTGGTTCCCGGAAGTGCCGCGCAGCGAGCTTTTCACCGGCAGCAAAGTCTCGAAGGTGACGATCACTCTCCCGGCGACCGGTATGGCCACCATCGCGGTCGAGTTCTCGGGCAAAAACCGCACGAAGGGCGCCGCGCAGTATTTCACGAACCCGACCCCCGTAACGGTTACCGGCACCATGGCGGCCGTGAACGGCGTGGTCAAGGTCGGCCCGGCCAGCAATGGCACGATCACCAGTGCGACGATCGAGATCACCGCGGCCCAGTCCAGCGAGCCGGGCATCGGCTCTAACACCGCCGACCAAGCGGCGACCGGTCGCGTCATCGTCACCGGCCAGATTACTGCGAAGTTCGACTCGGCCGGGCTGGATGACCTGTTCGACGACGAGACCGAGACTAGCGCCTACCTGGCCTTCACCGCCGACAACACGCCGGCGTCGGACTTCCTCGCCTTCGGCATCGGCCGCCTGAAGCTGAACGGCGCCTCGAAAGATGACGGCGAGAAGATCCTGATCCAGACCATTCCGTTCCAGGCGCTGCTGGACATCAACGGTGGCGCCGGCAAGGCCACCGACCTGACCACGCTGACCATCCAGGACAGCGCTGCTTAACCCTTTCGCCGCCACGTGCGGCAATCCAGGCACCGACCGGCTGCTGTCGCCTTTCGCGGGCGCGGCAGCTGGCACGGGCATTTATCACCTCCGCGAAAGAGAAAACCATGAACGCACTGACCCAAGCCCAGCCTTCCGACCTGCTCACCAAACTGGTCGACTCGCTCGACATCGACGCCTTCGACGACATCCTGAGCGGCAAGCTGTTCCTCGTGAACCCGAAGACGAAGGAACCGACCTCGACCTTCATCGAGCTGGCCAGCCCGGAACATGGCGCCCGCAAGCGTATCGACCTGGCGCGCACGCGCAAGCTGCGCGCCGAATTCTCGGCCAACGGCAAAATCGCCTCGTCCGATCCGCTGGAAGACATCGAGGACGAGACCGACTACTTGGTCGCCGCCTGCCTGAGCTGGAACATGACGAAGGGTGGCCAGCCGCTCGAGTTCACTCCGGCCAACGTGCGCGCGCTGCTGACTGACCCGACGAAGCAATGGCTCCGCGGCCAGGTGCGCGCCGGCATCCAGAAGACCGAGCTTTTTATCGCCGCCTCCGCGAAAGCCTGACGGAATGCGCGCGCGCCGAGTATGAGTTGGCGGCGCGTCAGGGTGACGGCGCCACGCTGCGTACGCACCTGCAGCGTGCCGCCAAAAACACCGGCGAGCACGATCCGCGCCTCGACATCGAGTGGCCGCGCGCCGGCCGCGCGCTGTGGGACGCATTTCGGCGGATCGGTCGCAGCATGGGCCCGAATGGCCCGGGGCCGATCCTGCCGGAGAACATCCTGGCGTTCCAGCAGCTGCACGGCGTGCGCTTCTCGGCATGGGAGTTGGACGTTATAGAGGCGTTCGACGAGGTGGCGCTCGAGGCAATCCACCAGCAGCAGAGCAAAGCGGTTTGAGTACCTTGTCGGTGATGTAGTATTGCAACCTGACATCAAAGCTTGGACATGCCATGACCGCTTCGCTGGAAGAACTAGGCCTCTTGCCCCGTAAGGAAATAACAATTGCCAAGGTTGACCGCGGGACCGTTCGCAGCATAGTTCATGCCGAGCATGCTTTGCTAGACGCGGCTATCAAGCTGGGATTCGACGCTGATGAGGTGCATCGAGGATATGCCCCTCATGTCGCCCGCATAATGGAGCGGTTAAGCGCCGACGACAAGGCCGAGTTTGAGCGGCTGTTTGTCGAAGAGTCGCTAAAAACAGATGAGCTTGACGCCGCCATGGCGAGAGTGGCAAGGGCGGAACAGAACTATGCGGAGCAGGTCGAACAGTCGAAGCCGCCTAGCACCGCACGGATCTTTATGGCTGGGGTAAACGTAACGGTACTGATCGTGGTGGCGCTGTATTTTGCCTTCAGATAAACAGGCCTTTTAAGCACGAATCGCCCACAAAGGGCCACCCAAGCGGTGGCCCTTTTCTATTTGGAGCACCGAATGATCATCGGGGACATGGAAATTCGCCTCCGGGCAGACATCGCGCGTCTTCAGCGCGATATGGACGCTGCGCGTCAGGTCGTCGGAAACGCGACTGCTGGAATGGAGCGTGCAGCGTCTGCAGCGAAAGCCGCGTTGGCGTCGATTGCTGCCGGCATGGGCGTGCAGCAGTTCGCCGGCATGATCGACGAATACCAGAAATTTACCGCGCAGCTGAAGCTCGCGACGCAGTCGCAGCGCGAATATGCCGCAGCCTACGCGGACGTGAAGCGGATTTCTACGGGGTCAACCCAAGGCCTCCAGGAGACCGGCGTGCTGTACGCGCGCATCGCCAACGGCACACGCGAGCTCGGTGTCGCCCAGCGGCAGGTCGCAGCGATCACCGAGACGGTCAACCTGTCGTTGCTGGTCTCCGGCGCTACCGCATCGGAATCGGCGTCGGCGCAGCTGCAACTGTCCCAGGCCTTCGCGGCCGGCGCCCTACGCGGCGAAGAATTCAATGCCGTGAACGAAGCGGCACCGCGGCTGATGCAGGCTCTCGCCGACGGCATCGGCGTGCCCGTTGGCGCGCTCAAGAAAATGGCCGAAGAAGGACAGATCACGTCCAAGATCATGTCGGACGTTCTCCCGAACGCGCTCACCAAGCTGCGCGAGGAAGCGAAGGAGGTGCAGACAATTGCCGGCGCGTTCACCGTTCTCCGGAATGAGGTGCTGGAGTTTGTTGGCGTGCAGGCCCAGGCCAATGGCATCGTGGCGGCGACCACCGCTGGACTGCGGCTGCTCGCGGATAATTTGTCGCTCGTGGCCGGGGCGGTCCTGACGCTCACAGCTGTAAAGCTGGTGAACTGGCTCGACGCCGGGATCGCGAAGACTATGCAAAAGATTGCCACTAACCGGGCGCTTATTGCTTCCAACCTCGCCACCGCGCAATCTGAGGCAACGGCCACAGCTCAAGCGTCGCTGCTGCAAAACGCTCGTTTGGCAGAGGTTCGGGCGGCGACGCTTGCCTCATCCGGCAATACCATGCTTGCCCTGACTACGAATGGATTGGCACCGGCATACCGGCAAGCCAACATGTTGGCGAACCTACACGAGCTGGCAATGGGTCGGCTGGCGATCGCGCAGCGCGCGGCCGCGCTCAGCACCCGAGCAATGGGCGCCGCGCTTGCGCTGACTGGCGGCCCGCTGGGTTTGATTGTCACGGTGCTGGGTGCTGCTGCGATGGCATGGGGCTGGTACAAAAGCAAGGCCGAGGAAGCAAACGCGAAGGCCGCCGCTGATACCGAGGCCAGTGCGATCGAGATCACCGCGAGCCTGGAGAAGCAAAACGCCAAGCTGCGCGAGCGGATCAAGCTGCAGCAGGAGGCGGGCGCCAGCCCGGCGCTGTCGATGAACGGCGAAGGCGCCGACAAGCTCGCCGACACGCTGTCGGAGATCAACGAGCTTAAGGCCCGGGGCGCAACCCTGGACGCAGCCGACCAGATCCGCCTGATCAGCCTGCAGGGCATCTACAACGGCCTGAACAAGGAACTCATCGACAACCTCGAGCTGCGCCGCCAGCAAGAGTCGGTCGGCCAGGCCGCCAAGGATCTAGTCGACATTCGCGAGCGCCTGAACGGCATCAATGGCCGCTATCTGAAAGACCTCGATTTGCTCCAGACGGCGCTGGCGAAAGGCGCTATCGGCCAGGCCGAATACACCGAGCTGGTGGCGAAGTTGGCGAAGGAGACGTACAACGCATCTGACGCTGGCAAGGCGGCCATCAACCAGGCGAAGGAGGCCGCAAAAGCGGCTGAAGAGCACGCCAGGGAATACAAGGAATTGGTCGCCACCTTGCAGCAACGGGTTGATGTGACTGCCCGCCAGGTGGAAGGCCTTGCGGCGCTCACCAAGGCGGAAGAGGAGGAGCGTGACCTCACCGAGAAAATCGCGCTTGGGAAAATCAAGCTGACCAAGACCGAGGAGGAGCGGGCCCGCGCGCTGATTCGCGAGGCCGGCGCCAACGAGGCCTTGGCCGCTTCGAACAAGGATTGGGAGAAGCTGCAGCAGCAGCTGATCGACAATGCCAAGGATCTCGCACAGGAGCGGTACAAGCTGATCGGCTCGGCCAGGGAGGAGGCCGAGCAGAATGAATGGCTGAATGCTACCTTCGGCAAAACCGAGGCGGCGATCCTGTTGATGGAGACGGCGCGCATCAGGGAGCAGATGGTGCAGCGTCTTGGCCGAGACCTTACCGAAGAGGAGATCGCCGATCTGGAGCGCGTGGCGGAACTCAAGGAGCGCAGCGCTCGCGCCGCTAGCAGCCGGGCTGAGCTCGAGCAGACCCGAGACTTCTGGACCAGCATCGAACAGACCGCACACGACACCTTCGTTTCGATCCAAGACGGCAGCAAGAACATGTTCCAGCGGATGAAGGACGCCGCGAAGAACACGTTCTTCGACTGGCTGTACCAGATGACGCTGAAGAAGTGGATCATCAACATTGGCACGTCGATCAGCGGCGCCGCCGGCGTGTCGGGCATCGCGAATGCTGCCGCCGGCAGTGCGGCTGGCTCGGCGGTCGGCGCTGGCCTGGGCGGTATCGGCATGCTGGGCGGCATTGGCGCCGGTGCCATGCAAACCGCTGGCGCGTTTCTCACCGGCCAGATCGGCCTCGGCAGCACGCTGAGTGCCGGTGCGGCGGCAATCGGCACCGGTTCCATGGCGGGCATTACTGCCGGTCTGTCGTCGATTGTCGGCGTGCTGGGCCCGATCGCCCTGGGTATCGGTGCTGCGGTCAAGGCTTTCGGCCGCGGCCCGAAGGAATATACCGGGAGCGGAAGTATCGAGGGCTCGTTCGGTGCCGACGGCCTGAATGCTGCCCGTTTTGCGGAGTGGACGAAGAAGGGAGGATGGTTCAGCAGCAGTAAGAGCGGCCGCGACCGATTCGACCTCACTGGCGAAATGTCGGCTTCGCTCACCTCGGCCTACGATGCGATCAAGTCGACGTCGGCGGATTACGCGCGCGTGCTCGGCATCAATGCCGACAGCATCGCGAACCGTACCCAGGCGCTCAAAATCGCTCTTGGCAAGGACGAGGCGGCGAACCAGGCGGCGATCGCCGAGTTCTTCACCGGCGTGGCCAACACGGTCGCCGGCGAGCTGCTGCCGGAGATCGGCAAGTTCCAGGTGCAGGGCGAGCAGGCGTCGGCCACGCTCCAGCGCCTGGCGGTTAACTTCGCCGGGGTCGACAAGATCCTGGTGGCGATGGGAGTCAGCTCGCAGACTGCTTTCGGCGCCGTCGGTACCGCGTCGATCGCGGCGCGCGAGCGGCTGCTGGCGTTCGCCGGCGGCGTCGATGCGCTGGCGTCGGCGACGACCTTCTTCAACGACAACTTCCTGACGGAAGCCGAACGGGTGGCGATCATCCAGAAGCCGCTGCAGGAAGGGCTTGCGGCGCTGGGCTTCGCCGGCCTGACGACCTCGGACCAATTCAAGGAGGCGGTACAAAAGCTGGTGTCATCCGGCGCGCTCGCGACGGAAGAGGGCGCGCGGCAGTACGCCGGTCTGCTCGCCTTGGGCCCGCAGTTCAAAGTGGTGTCCGACCACCTGAAGGCGGTGGGAGACGCTGCGGCGGAAACCGCTCGTCAGGCAGCTGAGGCGGCGAAGCAGGCCGAGCAGGCTGCGGCGCAAGCGGCGGCGCAGGCGGCGGATGCCGCACGTCAGGCTGCGCTGGACCAGGCATCAAGCCTGCTGGTCGGCGTCGACGGCGCTCTCTCGGTAATGCAGCGTGTGGTCGACCGCGAGAAGCGCGCGCTCCAAGAGCAGATTGACGTCAGGACCAAATCGGTTCAGTCGATCCAGTCGCTCTCTCAAGCGCTGCGCGGCTCACTGGACGGCATGTCGCCGACGGGCTTCAAGGTGGAGGATCGCCGCGCGGCCCAGGCAGACATCCAGAAGGCTCTGGCGATCGCCAGGTCTACCGGAGTGCTGCCGGATGCCGGTGATCTGCAGGGCGCGCTGTCGGTGCTCGGCAAGGATTCGGCCAGCCAGTTCGCGAACCGCGAGGAGTACCTTCGCGACTTCTACCGGACGCGTCAGGGCATTGAAGACCTCGCCGGCCTGACGGATGACGCATTGTCAACCGAGGAGCGCAGCCTGCAGCGCCTGGAGGATCAGGTCAAGCAATACGACCGGATGTTGGAGAAGTACCAGGAACAGATCGATATCGCAAAGGGCCAGAGCATCATCGGCCTGTCGATCGAGCAGGCCATCAAAGGATTGCAGACCGCGCTCGCCGCGGCCGCAGCGAATCCGGTAAACCAAGCCGGTTCGGCAATCAACGACGCCTACAAATCCGCTCTCGGCCGTGCGCCGGATGCGGCTGGGCTGGACTTCTGGAAGGATAAGGCCGCGAGCGGGGTGTCGCAAGACGCCATCGTCGACGCGATCAAGAACTCGCCGGAAGCCCAGGTGCAGAAGCTGTACAAGGAAGTGTTCGGGCGCTCGGCCGATGCTGGCGGCCTGCAGTTCTGGGTCGATCAGATGAACAAGGGCATGTCGGCCAGCACCGTTCGCGACGCGATGATGGGCAGCGACGAGAAGAAGGGTCATGTTCCAGGGTTCATGTCCGGCGGTGACCACGTTGGTGGCTGGCGGATCGTTGGCGAGAACGGCCCCGAGCTCGAAGCGACCGGCCCGTCGCGCATCTTCAATGCTGGCCAGACCCGCGACTTGATGTCGCGCCTGACCAGCCCTGCGGATAACAGCACGGCGCTGGCCGCCGCGGTCGACCGGCTCAACGCCACCGTCGATCGCCAGGCAAAGGTCATCGAGCGGCAGGGTAGGGCACTGGAGCAAATCCAGAAGAACACCAAGCGGCAGGCAGACACCTTGGACATCGTCACTGAAGGAGGAAAAGCCATGCGCAGTAAAGAACAGCAGGTGAGTGCATGAGTTCAGCAGATTTCCTGCTGGTGAAGCCGCTGAAACTCGATGGCGCGGTGTCGTTCAGCCGCGCCAGTGAGGCGACGTATTGGGACAGTTCGGGGGTGCTGCAGACGGCGCCGCCGAACACCCTGCGAGTGACCTACGATCCAGCAGACCTGAGCAAAGCACCGTATGCGCTGGTAGAGCCAGAAGCCACGAACCACATCCGCAACAATACGATGCAAGGGGCGATAGCGGGCTCACCGGGCACGAAGCCTAATTTCTGGGGGTTCCTCGATGGCGTGGACGGGGCAGTACTCGGAATCACTGCGAACATCGTCGACGTGCCCATCGAGAACGGGGTGCAGTGTATCGATATCCGGTACCAGGGGACCGCATCGGCTAACGGCTCACTGTATATGAGGTTTGAGTTTAATGAGATTGTTGCCGCTGTAGCGGGGCAGAAATGGGTTGCTGGCTTTTTCTACCGGATGCGCCCATCTGCGAGTTTGCCGAACTCGATCCGGTCCTTTATCACCGAACGATCCGCGGTGCCAGCGCATATCCAGCAATCCAGTGGCGACGCGCTGCCCATTTCAGGAAATCCCCTTACACAGTATGAGCATGAGTTGACCATCACCAATGCGAACACGGCATTCATCCATTCGGGGCTGACGATGTCCTTTTCGGCGGGTCGATCGTACGACTTCACTGTCCGCATCGGCTTGCCGCAGTTGTGCCGCGATAGGCTGCCTCGCCTTCCGATCAAGACCAGCAACGCCGCTGTGACCCGCGCTGCTGACGTTGTAGGCCCTGGTGCTGGCCTGGTGTATTCCAACGTGCCGATCACTGAGCCTCTGTGGGTGGCCGGCACATATCCGCTGGGCGCGAAGGTGCGCAATGCGGAAAATTTCGTGTTCGAGTCGCTGGCGGCAGGGAACACGGCGGCGCTGACGGATAAGACGAAGTGGCTGCCGTTGGGGATCACGAACCGCTTGAAGATGTTCGACAAGGCGGTCAACAGCCAGACGACGGCGCCAGATGCGCTGACCGTGGTGGTGAAGGCCGGCCAGCTGGCCAACACGCTCACTTTGCTCAATGCGGCCGGCGCCGAGGTGACGGTCACGCAATCCGAAAGTGGCTATTCGCGCACGGTGTCGATGGTCTCGCACAACGTGCTGAGCTGGTACGACTTCTGGTACCAGGAGCCGCAATGGGTCGGCGACATCACGATCGGTGACGTCCCGCCCTACATCAATTCCCTTCTCACTGTTCACGTAAAAAGCCCGGGCAACCACGCGGCGCTGGGCGGCTTCTTTTTTGGTCGCGCGAAATTCATCGGCACGACCCAATGGGGGCTGAAGGCTGGGATTCTCAGCTACTCAGGCGAGGAAGAAGATGAGTTCGGCAACGTGACCCTCCTGCCGCGTGACAGTGCAAAAAAGATGAACTTCGAGGTGTCGATTCCCCGCGGCTACGAGGATGAGGTGTACCGATTCATGCGCGCGGCAGACAACATCGAAATGGTCGCGATCGCGTCGACCAACTGGTCGATGACGCAGTCATATGGCTACCTCGGCCAGTGGGAGGTTCCGCTCGGGATCGAAGGCGAAAATATGCCCGTCGAATGGCGCGGGCTCATTTAATAAGGAACAGCATGACCCTCACATCGCTTCCGGAAAGTCCAGATCCGGCAAAAGACAGACCTCAACAGTTCAGCGAGAAAGCAGCGGCAATGGTGCTTGCCCAAAAAGCACTCGTGGAACAGTGGAATGCTGATATCGCTAACGTAAACGCTCTCTTCGCTGGCGGCGCCTATAGCTTCCTTTACACCTTCGATTCGTCGACTGCAGATGCCGACCCAGGGCCGGGGAAGCTGCGGTTGAGCAGCGGCACGCAGAGCAGCGCAAATCGCCTGATGATCGACCCGGTGACGCTGGGTGCTGGCAACATCAGCAACCTGCTCACGGCCATTGGAGCGAACCTGAGCTTGCTCAAGGGCGCCGTCCGAATCGTCAAGGCATCGGATCCTTCCCGCTGGATGCTGTTCGACATCAGCAGCGTGTTCGCCGCGAGCAGCTACCACGCGCTGGCGGTGACGCACATGGGGAGTAGCTCGGCCAGCCCATTTGCCAACGGCGACGCCGTGATGGTGTTCCTGGATCGTACCGGTGACCGTGCAGTGGACCTGTCGCCGATCGTTCGCATCGGCGGCGGCGCCATCAGTTCGGGCACGCTCAATGTCGACTATCTCAACCTGTTCTCGGATGATTACTACC